TCCTTATTCGCCTTCCTGAGAGCCTGCTTCACCTCGTCAGGAATGTCCTGCTTGGGGGTTTCAGTAGGCGTTTCTGGGGCATCCTGTGCCGTCTCAACGGGTGCTGAAACTTCCTCGGATGCCATTTCTTCGCTGGCCATCACGGCCTCCTTTCGAATCCCCCAACCTCGCGTCAGGGAAATTGCTGGAACGACAAAAACCCCACTCAAGGGGCTTCAATCGACCAAAACTTATTGGGCTTCTATCGCGGCCTCATACGCTCGACGCTGTGCCCTAGGCAAGTCATCAAAAGACGTGAAATCGTCATGCTTGTTCGTAATGACAGGGCCAAGCTCACCATGTTCGTGAATGGCAGCCAACCCGATTACAGCACCCGCAGCTAGTGCGCCAACAACAAGCGAGCTCACCCCATTCGATGAACCCGATGACGAACTCGACGAACCAAAATCGGAACTGCCCGACATGTCAGGTGTAGCCGTACAGCCACAGTTGTTGTGCAACGGTTGCGGTTCAGCCGGGCCAGTCGTCACACCATCCAACATGATGCAATAATCACAACATCCAGGGTCAGCTACCCGAGTCCAGCCCGTCACACGAGAACCAAACGCCGAAGCTAGCGGGGCAAGAGCATCACGCGACGCCATCTGCACATCCATGTTTGCCGTCGACATCAGACGATTCGTGCCCTTAATAACCGCAGCCGAAAACCCGATCGTGGCAATCGCAGCACGCACCGTCACAAACGGGCGAGCATAAACGTCTGCCGCCGAAACACCATTGCGAAGGTTGCCGATAATGCCAGGCACATCCACGCCCACAGGCGCAACACCCAACACTCGCGACGCATAAGCCGTCGTCAACGCAATAGCACGCGACTCCCCAGCCTCAACGATAGGAACAGCACGAGCAACAAAATCAGGCACATGCTCCTCGGAATATCCCGGCAGGCGACGAAACATGTCACCGACATGAGAGGAAACCGCGAGACGAGTCTTCTTCAGTTCAGATTGGTAGGCCGCAGTGAGGGCATCCACTAGGAGCCCTCAACCACGCTTGCAGGCTCAGGAGCTTCAACAAGCTGGGCAGGTGCAGGAGCAGGCGTGTTCAAAAGCGAACCCAAAACGTCATCGGCTTCCATCGCATGAAAGCGTGAAATCTGCGTCTGCGAATAGCCCGCATCTTCCCACAGCTGCTGACGTGGAACACCAATCGTCGAACGCTTGACCAGTGCATCGGCAAGCTCCGACTCGGAACGGTACTCGGGGTCAGCCCAGATTGTTTCAGAGTTCGTAATGTCACCACGAGGATCATCAAGAACCTTGAATGCCAGACGCATAACTTCTTCCCACGCCTCACCAAAGAAACGAGTCTTACGCCGTGACTTAGCAACAAGGCCAGCCTCAGCCGACTTGATAGCGTCACCCGAAGGGAACTGGCCACCGAGGTAAAAGTAGTGAGGGGGTGTTGCCGTCTGCGTGGCAATGTTCTGAATGAAAAACTCCATGCCAGTCACATAGTTCTGCAAGTCGCCAGCTGACAACGTACCGAAACGTGCGTTCGGGTCTTCAGCAACAAGGAGCTTGTCCATCGCTACCTGGAATGGTGCCTTCAGGTTGCCGTTCTCATCCTCAGGAAGTTCAAGACCCGTGACGTACCGCTGCGGGAACGCAATGAACTCTGATGCGACCAGCAGGTCAGCTGCCAGCTTGTTTATGGCATCCTGCTGAGGGATGACGTTCATAAACTCTGAACGGCCATAAGCCGACGTCAGCGACGGATCGTTGACAATAGGTACGACAGGGACAACACCGAGCGGGTTAGCCAGAGGCCAAGGCTCCTGGTCATCCATGTCAGCCTTCCACTCGCCATTGCCAGCATCAGACTTCTCGTACTTGTAAATCCAGTCAGGCGTGAACAGTGTGCAGTGAAAACCTTCATCGTCACGCCAACGCTTCAACGCGGCCAGACGGCACGAACGGTCACCAGGCTTGAACGCCACAATGACGTCACGCGGCGACTCAATCGAAATACGGGGCTGCCCCTCATCATCACCCCACACAATCGCGTAAGCGTCACCCGTAATCAAAGCTTCCGAGTGGGCAAGCTGAGACGTCGCGTCAAGACCGTTGCGCTGCCAAATAGCCCACGCATCCTTATCCGACTTAGGGTCATCGCCATGACGGAAACCCTCAACGTTCAAACGCTGCTCAACAGAGTTCACAACAAGAGGAATGAAGTTGTCAGCAAACGCCGAAAACATTCCACCAAAAGCCTGACGAAACTTCTCCGAAGAAAAAGCCAGACGATGCTTGCCATCGTAATAATCACGCAACCGCTGAAGGGTCACCTGACGACTCGACAATTCAGTCTCAAGCTTCTTCACAAGCTGCAATGGCGACATTGGTGCATCATCTGCTTCCAGCATCGAATCTCCTTAGAATCCGGCAAAGCGTGTAGTGCGCTTCCGAGTCACCCCCGAAGCCACAACATCACCGCGTGCCTCATAAGCCAGCACCGCACACATGGCGGCGTCAATTTTTCTGGGCGACTTCGGCCGATCCTTACGGATGACCACGCCCGAACGTGTTTCTTTACGTTTCGCATTACCGATATGGCGAGCAAGAATCTCGTCACCGTCATGCGTCAACTGCCCCGTCACGGTGGCAGTATGAAATCTTTCATTTGCGGCACACATGGCACGCTCACGGTTCGTCCACCATTCGATGACAACCTTTTCACCGAACTCAGACGCCCACCGGCCCACAATGTCCTGCCAGTAGGCAGGGTCGCAATACATGCGTTGCACGTCGTAAGTGTTGAACATTGCCGTCACAGCAGCGTCAACCTCGCCCACGGGGACTTCCCACTCGGCTGCGGCCTCAACCTCATCAGGGCATTCCCAAATACCGAGGAGAAACAATTTTCCGTCCGAGACGCGGCAACCAACCAACGCGGTAGCGTCATCACGCAATGAGCCGTCAAACCCGACCGTAATCGTGTCGCCCGGCTCAATCGGATGCTCAACATCCAATCGTTCCGTCCACACCTTCGGGTCAATCCACGAATCCGTGCCAGCAACAATACGGTTGCCAAAAAAGCGTTCAGCCTGAGCCTGGTCACGCTCAATCAAATCCGCAGCTTCAGCCTCAATCGCGTCCAGGTCGACATGGCCGCCGTTCTGCTTCAACACTTCCGCATAAACAAACTGGTGAATCTTGCGACGCTCCACCTTGTTCTTATATGACAAGTTCGACGGAGGCTGCTTGAACTGACGGTAAATATCTTTTGACGGCGACTCATACTGAATCTGCGCCACCGAGTTCTCGGCAGGGTCATAAGCATTCGTCGTCAACGACGCACGGCCACCCGTACCGGCAAGACCACGGAACTGCGTATCAGCCACACGCAACATCCCGTTCGACTTAGTCCACAGACCAACCTCATCCTGAGGCACAAACGTCACACGCTGACCCAGACGCGACATCGCGCTAGACGTAACCGTGTCAATACGTCCACCACCAGGCAGACGAATAAACTCCTCACCCGTCTTCGGAATCACATCCGCAAGCGGGCCATACTCAATCATCGGACGCAACACGTCATAAATGTTTTGAGTCTGCTCCTCAGAGATCGCCGTGATCTGAATCAACGGCGTAGGCCAAGGCATCCCCATAGGTTCGCCCGGCTCATACTCATACGACCAGCCACACTGGCAACCAATCGACGCACAAGAATAAACCTCGCCACCCCGAGCCCACCCCGCAAACAATGCAGGGCCGACACCCTCAAGCAAAATGTGGGCAGCAGACAGAGGGCCCTTGCCCATCTTCTGCGGGCCAACCATCAAACCACGACGGTAAACAAACGCCGCACCAAGAACCGGAGACTCAGCATCGAAAACAGCATCGCCACGCACAAGATAAAAATTGCTCAAATACTCAAGCTGATAGTCATACAACCGAAACGGCACACCACGCTGAAAACCATCAGGCACAACACAATGAGACTCAACCCACTCCAAAGCAACAAGCAGCGGAGCAGCCTCACGCACCATTACCCAAAGCCCTCAGACGGTCACGAGCCGAAGACCCAGCAACCGCCACAATCTCACGACGCTCCCCAACCTCATCCGAAGTCAAACGAACACGCGCCGACAACATCGCCGGAATAGTCAACAACAACTCACCCAACTGCTGACGAACCAACGTCCGCAACGCAGCAGGAGCATCAGACTTCTCAGCCTCAACAAAAGTACGCACATGCAGCGCCACTTCTAAATGCTGACCGTTACGCTCCCACAACACCGCCTGCGGCTTCGCCCAATACTCAGACCAAACCTCAACCTCACGCGCAAAAGCATCAGGCAACGGAAACACAGGAACAGGCCCAACACGACCCTCAGCAGGCAAAGACAACCAGCCCGCATCATCCTTCCGATCACGCTTCAAAGCAGACGGATCAGGCGCAGGGCCAGACCGTGCACGAGCACCACCACTAGCCATAATCATTACCTCCTCACACCATCACGGTGCATTCGAGCAGCGTGCCCTCACGGCACTTGAAAGTTTTGAACCCAACAAACCAAACAGAGCCAGCGCCGGTACGACAGGGAAGGGAGTCGGCTTAGGTACTACCCCCACCCCTGTGGTTGTTGGTTGGTGGTGTTTGGTGTGTTGGTGTGGGTTACCGGTTGTTGGGCGGTACCCATGTGTTGCCTTTGCGTTCGGCAATGTTTTTGCGCTGGTTGCAGCGTGTGCATGATGCGACGAGGTTGCTGATTGCGTGGCTTCCACCTTGGCTGAGTGGCCGTATGTGGTCGACTTCTTGGGCTGTGTTGCCGCAGTATTGGCAGGTGTTGTTGTCGCGGCGCAGAATGTATTGGCGTGTGCGTTGCCAGCCGGGTGGGTTTTTGGTGTTGCGTGTGGAGTTTTGCCAGGCTGGTTGTTTGTGTTGTTCGCAGTATGTTGCGCCTGTAACTATTTCGGGGCAGGCGGTGTTGGCGCAGATGCGTGCTGCTCGTGCCATGGGTTAGGAGGTGAAGGCTCCGGAGGCTTGGTCGTAGCCTGCTGCGGTGTTGATGATGATTACAGGTTCGTTGTCGCCGGGTACGGATACTGGGGCGTCTGTTTTGTCGGCCATGGTGTCTCCTAGTGGTTGTCTAGTTCGGGGTCGCAGCAGTATGCGGCGGCGAATGGTGAGGGGTATTGGGCTCCGCAGTTGGGGCATGGCCATTGTCCCCGGTTGGTTGGGGTTGGTTGGTCGATGCTGGCCATTGTGGTGTCCTTGATGTGTGGGTGCGCAGGTGAGGCGACAGCCTGCGCTCTGTCGTGCCGGTTCTAGAATCGGTACCCCATGTGAGTCCTCTCACATGGCAGCCTTTCCCAGCCTTCCCGCAAGAAGGTGGGAGTCTATTCTTCGTCTACTCGGTAGCAGTCGAGTGCCCAGCCGAGGAGGCCGGTGACGGTGTAGGGGGTTGTGCGTGGTGAGCGTTCCATGCGGATCATGCCTGCATGTTCGTTGTGTCCGTGGATGTCTTCGACGCCTGCTGCTAGCACCCAGTCGCGGGCGTAATAGTCGGGGCCTTCGATGATGCGGATGTGGTTTTGGATGGCTTCGATGAGGGCTAGGTAGGACTCGGTGTGTTCGAGGCTGGGCATTAGACGATTCGCAGGTCTGAGAAGTCGCCGCCGGATGTGGTCATTACGAGTGCTCCTCGTTTGGACATGTCTCCTGTTTTGTGTCGCCACCAGGTTGATTCGGATTCGAATGTGGGGACGCAGACGACCATGCGGTCGCGTTTGGATTGGATGGAGAATTCGTGTTCGTGGCCGTGGAATAGGAAGTGTGATGCGCCGGGGGCTTGCCAGTTGAATGATTGGGAGGCCCACCAGTTCATGGCTTTGCCTCTAGACCATTGGTGGCCGTGTGCCATGGTGAGGACTGAGTCGCCAGATTCGCGGGTGATGTAGGACTCGTCACGGTTTGGGACGAATACTTTGACGTGTCCGTATGCGCTGGGGTTGAGTTCGAGTGCGTCGGCTAGTGCGATGGCGGATTCTGTTGCGTGGCCGTCGTCTGCTCGGGTTGATTGGAATCGTTGGACGTCGTCGTGGTTTCCGTTGACGACGTCGAGTTCGAGGTGGTCGACCAGTGGCGCAAATGCGTCGATTGTGTAGAGCATGAGTCTGCGGAAGAGGCGATATTGTTCGGTAACGGTCAGTTCAGTGCGCCACATGTTGCGGCCGGTCTGGGACTGGTTACCTTCGCCG